GTTCCCTGCATCAATCTGCGCTTGAATTGCACCAACTGCATCTGCAAGTTTACTCAACGCTGCCCGTGTTTCAGCAGACATATCTTCATTCTTCTTAACTTCATCTTGGTATTCTTGACGTAATTGAGCAAGAGCATCTTCGATTCGTCCCTCACACTTTTCCATCAGTTCATCAAAGCGGGTACTAAAATAAGGAATAGCCGCACCCATGATTGGCACACCGCCAAGAACACGGAACCAGACGTTGATTGAACTGTAGACATTACCGGTATCATCTTTCAAGCCAAAGTGACCGTAGAAAATCCCTTCTTGAGGGAAAAATTGCTTAGGCAACTTGGCTACTGTAATACCGTTTGCCTGAGTACCAGCCGAGTCCTTATCGTCATATTCAACACCAGAGGCATCGGCAGACATCTTGTAGCCCGTGCCATCGTCTAGTTTTTCCAGATACTTGCCAACTTGACCAGTGGCGTAAAAGTGCAACTTATTCTTCTGCAAATCAACCGGTGTATCTGTTGTACCTTGCGTCCACTGAATTACCAACGGTGTACCTTGATCACCAACCCGTGCATTGAATTGATCATACATAGGAACGAGCAGGCCACCACGTTCAAGCTTATAGGTATTGAACTTAATCAAATTAGTTTGCATATTATCACTCCTTTACTTTCCAAATGAGTCATAGATAGAGCTATTAACGCTTGTATCTTGTTGCTTCTTCATCTCGTCAATATCCTTTTTAATATCATTAATAGCTTTTTCGATTGCTTCAAAATTCTCAATCATCTGGTTTCGCATATCTTGGCCATCGAGTGAAATATCATGTTTGTGTGGCACTTCAAAAGCCATAGCATCCCCTTCTTTCTGAAAAAGGAGCCGTTAATTACGACTCCTTTTCTTTTTCTTCACTTTTCTCAATCTTCTTGGTTTGCGGCTTGCCATCATTGCTTACAGATAATTCCCATAAAGTACCATCAGCTGAACGAAAAATAAGTTTATCGAAAATCAACTCACTAATTCGACCTGCATCGGTTGCTTGATGATATATTCGTCCTTTAACGCTTTCCTGAACTATAAAAGTTTGGCCATAGTCTGGAGAATATCCTTTCCCAAACTCTCCCGTCTTTGAGTCAAACATTGGTTCGTTAATTACAGCACGTTGTACAAGCGTTTCTTGATTATCCATTTTCTTCACTTTCCTTCTTAACGTTGATAGTTTGAATGTCATCAAAGGTGACTGGTGGGGTAACTGTTTCTGGTTTCTTCGGTGCTTTATGCAATGCAGCATTAGCTTGATTTTCTCGGTTGTTCCATTCGTCAATTCCGAAAATCTTATTACCAAAAGTTACTGTATCAGTTTGTGTTGTGTCACGATCACGATACCGAGTGTAACTTTGAATTCTGACATTAACATCAATCCCATATCGATCACGCAAATACCCATAATTGCCGACTGCTATTTCATTCTTGATACCGTATGAGAATGCATCTTTGAATGTAATCCAGTCGGTTGTGTATTGTACGTCCGGGTAATCATGGACCTGTTTCTTTAATGCTGCCATCAAAGTGTCTTGGTCCGTGATTGTATCACTACTAAACGGATCAGCCCAAATCGGCCCCCATTTATCATCTGCAGCCATTGGACTCCTATATTCACCCTGGCAAGTGTACTGAGTAGTTGTGTCTGACGATGTATCAGTATCGCTACTAGAATCATCTGAACTATCATCCCCACCACTAACTTTAGCGGCCATTGCTGAATTGCGAACAGCAAAATCCGGTGGCCATGCACTAATTGCTTGAATAACTGTCCCTCGTTCTGGATTGGCTGCCATTTCTAACGTATTGCTATCAAGAGCCAATGCTACGTGATAAGTATCTCCACGAGCACCCCAGAAGAGCATATCGCCTTCTTGATACGGCGGACCAACTACTTGACCTTGATATTCTTCGTAAGTGGTTGGCTGATGCATTGGAATACCAAAATGATTGTAAACATAGGCAACAAAGCCGGAACAATCCCAACCGCTTGGTGAATTACCACCCCAAACATAAGGCACTCCAGCATATTGACGAGCAAACGCAGCAATTTGACCACTGCCACCGCCTCCGCTTGGCGCTTGAACAGTATGGCCACCCCAGCCTTTAATTGTGCTAACACAACCAGCTAAAGGCTTACCGATACTAGCATTACCGGATCTGCCGGCTAATTCCCAAACGGCTGCTGCAGTAGCTTGTAGGTACAGCCGGCCAATTGTTCCTTTGCCATAGTCTTGTTCCCATTTAGATTGCAAGTTCGGGTCCGGGCTGATTGAACCCTCTGCAGCTGACCAGGCTGGATTTAACGTATCACTGTAAGCAATGCTTTTAATCCAATTACAAACAACTACCGCGTCATTATAAGGATCACCATGAGGATATGACCAGTGATTCAGCCAGCCCATGTTTGCATTTTGCTCTTGCAGTTCATAGGCGAAGAACCATTCGGGGCTAACACCAGCATTCTTCACCGTATCGTAAAGTCTATTAACGTCAACGCCTCTTGCCTGAACCTTTTGAGAACGATTAGCAAAGTCTTGACACATCTGTTGCTTATTAACGCCAAAATCAGCATTAATCATGGACTTGGCAAAACCCTCAACGCTATCAAGATTACCGTTACCACCGTTATTCTGTACCTCAATCTGTTTACCAGTCCCCTTAATTGCAGTCGTAATGGTTGTGTAGTCTTCGTTGACCTGTATTTTTGACGTATTAACCCGGTCAATGAATACAAACGAGTCCTTTTTACCAATCTCCTTAGCAAAGTGGATTGTGCAATTATCAAACCAATATTCAATATCAAAAGCAGACGCAATGGAGCTTAGAATATCATCCCCGTGTGCGTTGCCTAGGCTGTCACTTCCAAAGTCATGATCGCTAATATTATCATCAATCGAATACTTAAACTTAGTACCACCCGTAAGCAAGTCACAGCAAGCTTTTAACGATTGGCTACCTGTTACCGTGTTCTCAATATAATAATCATGCAGATCGTGAGCAATATGAATAGTAGTAATCGCATATACCCGAAATCTTGCCGTAGGGACCGGATTAGAGGAAGCAATCCGGTATTGCTGACCGGTTGTCGGATCAGTAATAATCACTCGGGGCATAATCATCTTTTCGGCGGCTTCATTCGCTCCGTCACCGATAAAACTAAAGTTCATGGTGGGGAATGATTTAAGCGTATCAGTTACCGCCACATTATAGGCTTGGACTGTTGCCTCTTTGCCAGCGGGCGATCTAATTGGTAAATTCAGCATTTTAACCTCCTAATAATAAAAGCGAGTATCAAATTTAATTGTGAAGTTACTAGCTCCATCAATATGAATCTGATTCTCGTCTGTATAAAAGTCTAAGTAATTATGATCCCCAGCCATGTAAAGCTGCTCATCATTAATTGTGGGAATGAGTCCTGTAATCACCACGTTATCTTTTGCAGACACGCTCTTGGTAATTTTAAGTGCTTGGCCACTCGTTTTATTAGTAATGGTAAAGCCGTTTGGTGCATCCCCGTTAAATTCAATTGTGACTGGGTGCTCATCTGCAGTTAATGGAATAACACCCGCATTATAGAAAATAAAGTCATTTTGATTAGTAAAAGTATATTGCCACTTATGGCTAAACAACTTCATTCCTAATCCAATACCTTTACCACTCGCTAAGTCGTATTCCTGGGTAGTAAAGGAGCTTTCCGCATATCCAGTCGGACAATCAAGGTTAATCTGCACGTTAGAAGCTCGCCAAAAAGAATTGTCACGACTAACTGAGGCCGTTTCAGCGTAAACTTTCCATCGAATATCCTTAGCAGCGACATCATAAACATAAAAATGATCATGACTTTGCAACAAACGATTAAGCTTCATTCTTTGCAGAAATAAGTCGTTAGGATCCGTAGCAAGTACATTAAGTGTTAAGGGGATAACTAGCTGTTGAGCTTGAACATCCGTAAGAGTTGCTCCATAGTTTCCAATTTGTTGATAGGTATAGTTATATGTGGTTGTTGGTGGGTCAAACTTCTTTACACGAAAGCCCATTTTATCAAGATCATATATTGTCCCATCTTGCTTTTGAAAAATAATGGTACTCACTAATAGACACCTCCTAATGGTTGACCGTTACCAACTGGAACAGCACCACCAACGCCATTAATAATAACTTCGTGGCTACGCATTGCTTTCAATGTTGGGTAAACGGCCCGGCTAACTTGTTTACTGTCAATATTCATCGTGATGTTAATATTTCCATCAACACGTGGCTGAGTTTGTTGAGTATTTGAAGTAGCTTGAACATGATTATTGCCTGTACTAATAAACGGCAACATATTATTGGCTGACTGCTTAGCTTCGTTGATAATCTTACTCAAATTGCCGGCAAAGCCATTAGGGTTAACTTTGGCTCGTGCTTCAATAGCTTCGGCAATATGTTCTTCTGAACTGTCTCGCTTTGGATTAATGGCAACTTCTGGTTCACCTTGAATTTCTCCAAAGATAGCTGGTTCATCTGTCCAACCCCCGTTAGCATACCTTCTACCACCACGAGGACTCCAGCCACCAAGCGTTAAGTCTGAACGCCATGTTGAGTCATTAAACATGGCTAATAATTGGTCTAGTGGATTAAGAATATTGTGGTGACCTGGCATTGCATAATTGTCAAACGTTGACTGAACAAACTGTAAGATACCTTTTGAAGGGTGGCCAGCTTTGGCGTTGCTATCCCAATTGTTGACTGCACCGGACTTTCCGCCGGATTCGTGCTGAATAACGTTTAGAATATGCGATACATCCCCAGCACTAACATCAACGTGCATTAACTTAGCAGCCGCCTTTACTAATTCGGGGCTAACTGATCCACTAAGTGATTCTAAGAACTTATCGGCCACCTTCTTAATGAAGCTACTGATTGCATCCTTAGCATAATCAAACGTTCCGTGAGTTGTACGCTTAACACCACCCATTGATCGTTGAGAACTAAGCATACTGTCAAGACCGGTCTTTTGTTTCAACCAGTCCCAAACCTCACTAACGCCTTTGCCTAAAAGGTCAAGAGCATCCATTGCATCGTCTTTGACATCATCAACGAAATCAGCAATTTTTGCACCGGTACCCTTAGCATAGCCCGGTATCTTGCCGCCATTTAAGGCCATTGCTGTTTTAGTTTGACCATGTGTGAGGATTGATGTTCCTGCTGACAAATACCGCAATTCAGGGCCGTTGACACCTAACATTTCATATCCTTGCGGGGTGTGTGCTAGTTCTGGCCCTTCTTCACCAACAAGCGCAATCTGATTACTTGTTAAAGCGCCAGTACCAACAGCATAACCAGTCGGAACACTTGGAACTCCTTTTGAATTTTGATTAAAGAATTTAAGGACGGCCTTAACTCCATCTAAAAATTTATTCCAAATACGACCAGCACCACTAAAACCAGAGGAGTAATTTCCATTAACGCCGCTCATTTCAGCACCAGCAGCACTAATGTGGCTTGATGATTGAGCATTAGCAGCATTAATCACATCATTTTTTTGCTGATTAATTTCGCCAGTTACCTTTTTATGTTCATCACTAGCTTTTTTAGTGGTTTTATTGTACTCATCATCAGCAGCCTTAGTTACACCATCACGCTGAGCCTTAGCGCTTTTAACGATTTCTCGGTACTTTCTTTCATGCTCTTTTGTTCCATCATGAAATTCTTTCTTTGCTGCGTTAACCGTTTCTTTGTATTGAGCATTAGCTTGTTTAACAATTTCATTCCGAGCTTTTTGAGCTGGTTTAACCGCAGCGTTGTACTTTTGATTAGCCGCCTTTTGCGTAGCTTTTAAATCCTTCATATCAAGTTGGCCACGCTTCTTTACCAATTGCTCATAAATTTTTTCTTGAGTATTAGCACCTTGTCTTACATAACTAGTAATTTTCTTATTGGCATCAAGTTGATCTTTATATTGCTTTTTTACATAAGCGGCTTGAGCTTTTTGCAACTCTTTTTGTTTTTGCTTTTCTGACTTATTAGCATCGTTTTCAATTTTTGAAACTTTAGCATAATAATCGTTGGTGTCCTTTCGCATTTGTTCGAGGACATTTTTACGTCGTTTAGCAGCTTCATCATCGCTTTTAATTTTCTTTTGGTCATTGGCTTGCTGCTTCTTTAATTCTTTATCTGCCTCAGCCTGTGTTAGCTGACCGTTTTTAACTAAGGTGTCCAAGTTTTTCTTAGATGCTTCTTCGTCCTTTTTATATCCATCAGCCTTTTTCTTGTAGTAAGAATCGACTTTTTTACTCATTTCGTCAAAATACTTATCCGTCTTTTGCTGAGCCTTTTGGATACTTGCAGAATCAACATCCATTCTAAGAACGGTTTTATTAACCTTATCAATGCTAGGTGTTAGGTCCTTATCCATAGCTTTATTATCTGCTGAGGTCTTGTATTTTGTCTTAACGGTGATTGGATGTGCCTTGAGGTGTTCATTAGCACCTTTACCAATTGCTTCACCTAATTTGGTCCCGGCCCAAGTTCCTAAGGTACCACCTAACATTTGACCAACTGCAGTACCAATTCCGGGAGCAATCATCGTTCCGATTGCTCCACCTAGAGCAGAACCACCTATAGCGCCAGTGATTGCTCCTGCGGATCCGCCAGCCTTTTGACTTGTAGAGTTATTACTAATCAATTCGTTTCCTACTGCAAAAGATGCAGCAGCAACAGGTACAGCACGGCCAGCAAAAGAGAGGAGACGTGGAGCCATTGCCGCTCCAGTTGTAGCGGTTCCTTTTCCTATTGAGAGGGCAGGGGAGGCATTCCCACCAATTGCATCTATCGCTTTAGAAGCTAGTCCAAACTCAGTTAAAGCCTTTTTAGCTCGACCTAGATAAATGATGAAATCTGAGATCTTCTTGGTGGCAAATACAGCAGTTAAAACAGCGCCAAGACTAACTGCAATCTTTCTATGTTCAGAAATCACCTCAAATAATTTTAGAATGAAATTTGTTAGGTGAAGAACTGAGTCGGTAATCGTATTGATAATATCGGTCATTTTCTTTTTACCTAACTTATCAATCATTTCTTGAATACCAGTGACAACTTGAGCTTTTAAATTCCCAAAAGCACCTTCAAAAGTTGAGGTAGACTTCGCTGCTTCAACAGCTCCCTTGTTAGAGCCTAGTTGTAGCATTGCTTTATTAAGATCATCAGCTGATATTTTACCTTTAGCCATTGCATCACGAAAATTACCGGTATACACACCGTTCTTTTTCATTTGTTCCTGTAAAACACCGGAAGCACCGGGAATAGCATCAATTAGTTGGTTCCAGTTTTCAGCAGTCAGCTTACCTTCACCGGCAGTTTGAGTCATTACCATAGCAACTGACTTGAATGTTTCAGCAGTTCCGCCGGCCTGAGCGTTTAAATTTCCTGCCGCTTCAGTTAATTGCATGTAGTTCTTTATTCCATTTGAGGCTAGTTGAGCGGCAGTATTTGAAACATCCCCCAATTCATAAACAGTATCATTGGCATATTTTTGGACTTCTTTTGCAGAAGCTGCTATTTCTTTTTCTCCCCAACCACCAAGTTTCATCGTGGATTTAAACTTATTAATAGCATCAGAAGCGCTTAATGCTTCATGCGCCGTGTCGCTAATATATCCAGTAAGTGTGGTAAGACTATTTGCAGCTAGATTACCAATAAAAGAACCGGCAACTATATCATGAAGCCTAGAAAAGCTATGTTCCGTTTCTACAGCTTCGTGTTTTAGTGCGGTTAGTTGTGAAGAAGCATTGTCGTTTAATTTGATATTTGTAATTACTTTAGTAGGTAATTGCTTTAATAGCTTTTCATAGTTAATTACTTGGCCGTCATTAGCTTTAGAGATTAGTTTGGTTAATACCTCTTTGGGCAATTTCTTCAATAAACTATCAAAATTATCAATACCTTGCTTTTCGGCTTGAGTTTTTAATTTAATAATTGTATTTTTAGGAATTTTCTTAAGACTATTAACAATCTCGTTTGAGCTTTCTTCGACTTTGCTTTTGGACTCGTTCATATTTTGCGTGATTGAGTCACTAGCTTTATCGCCAGCATCTTTTCCAATGCCAGAGAGAATATCATCGATTTCTTTAGCCTTTGATTGTGCTTGGTCTCCGTTGAGGATAACGTCAATATTAACTGTACTATCTGCTGCCACTTATTTTCCCTCCTTTCGTTAAGACTTAGCGATGGCCATGAGCATATTACCAAAGTCCTCAATCTGATTTTGAACAGCTTCTTGGCTTTGAGTTTCTTCGAGCGCATATCGCTGTTGTGCTTCAATCATTGCACGCTGCTCATCGCCTTCAAGTTTTGAAATATCTTCCTGCCGAATTTGCACAATTCGCATGAAGTAAGTATCAGGGCCTAAACCGGCGAATAGCGCTTTAAATTGATCCCAATGCATCTTTTGCTTTTGATACAGTAAATCAATCCCATATTGTTGATAAAAACTTGAATAGATGGCCTCTGCGTCTTGCTGAAATGAATAATATTTCGGACTAGCAACGTTACTTTCAACTTCTTGATCTTGACCGTCATAATGTATATACGGATCCTCATTGATATAACGGCTGATTTCTTGAAAAGCTCTGATTTTTAGATCATCGTTCTTATCAATATATCGGTGAATTGTCGGATCGTCGAAAAACATTCTAAAAGCAATGGACACTTTTTCCTCATCACTGAAACACTTATCGTCAAGCAATTTGTAAAAACTCAATACGGTATCATAGGCTAAATTAATATGAAAGATTTCACCATGATATTCAAATTCGCTATTTAGGCCCGTGGGATTACTTTGCTCGCTTCTTGTGAGTGTTAACATGATTTTTCACCCGCTCTTTTCGTCCGGTGTATTGTGCGATACGGGCTTGATGCTTTTGGCGTTGCTGTTCTTTAGCAGTTCCGTCTAGCTTCTCTTTTTCTTCTCGTAAGACTTGAATTGTCTTAAAGAGCGCATAAGATTGTTCGTCATAGTATTTGTAAATGGCCTTCCCAGCACCTTGAACACCTAGTACCTCGTCAAGTGTCTCTTCAGCATCGTGGACAACTTGCTTGTATTGATTAGCAAGATACTTCTTACGCTGATCGACAGTCATCTCTTCAAATTCATCGGTTTTCTTAGTTTGCCGATCATAGAAGTCTTGCATTTCAACTTGTAAATCAAGTAAGGCTTGATCCATTGCATCGTTAAAAACAACGTTGTATGTTTTACCGCCAATTGTTACTTTCTTTTTGAAATTAAAGTTAAATCGCTTATCTAAATCCATATTGATTGCAGACATTATGTATTCCTCCTATCGTCTCACGTCACTCGTCTCTGTCTATTTGATTAATTAACTAGGCATGGGTGCCATCGCCACCAGCGGTAGTACCTGCTGGAATGTACTTTGGCTTACCGTTAAATACCAACGTTACGTTGAATGTTTGCTTGGCACCTGGTTGCCCACCGAATGGGGTCATGTTAGTCATGGTAATTCGGCCAACAACGGTATTGCCTTGCGCATCAACGTACTTGAAGAGGGTCTTCAAGTCGTCTCCGATGTCTAAGAAGTGCTTCATTACGTAATCTTGTGCCGGATCACCATAAACACGATGACCAGCAAGTACGAATTGAATCCGTTTTGAAGTAACGTCTGAAGTACCAAATCCTTCACCGTCATAATATTCATCGTTAGCGGTTGTTGGGTTATCAGTAGGGGTTACGTTGTTAATTCCTTTTGCTAACTGTGCCCATTGAGCCTTTTGGTAATTTTCTGGGTCTTTTTCCCCATCGGTTGCAATAAAGAATTGATTTCTCCAGTTAAGAAGAAATTCACCAATTTTTGCTGGTGCGTCTGTATCAGCCATTTAAATCATCCTTTCTCGTTAAATGTGTCTACCGTTACTTTAAAATCAAGAACATAGGTCACTTCTCCACTTGTATCAGCCATTGTCGATTGCGGAAATGACACAATATCCAATTTATTAAAAATAAAAGAGCCGTCCTTAGACACGACTCCATAATCATTGTTACCAAGCACATCAGCAATCTGCCATAGCACCTGGTTAATCATCCCCTCATCATCACCACGCATTGCAATTTCCATAAAGAACTGCTCAGTCTTATTTCCACCGTAATCTTCCTCAATCACACGGGAATTAGGCAATGCTTGCAGGCGTAGTTCAGGACTATGCTTGCTGTCAATATAACCCAAATAGAGCTTTACGGGTAATTCTAGGGAGTTGATCTGGTCTTTAATCCTTTCCTTTAGATCCATCTGGGTCACCTTCATTTGGTCCATGAGGTTCAAACTTTGGTACGTGCTTGCCCTTAAACGATTGACCAACTATTTTTAACCAATTGTCACCATACAAGCTTTGAGCTTTTAAGTCCCAACGTTTGGTGGCTTGTTCATGAATTGCAGTTGTGTAGTTAGTTATTGAATGTCCGTTGACCATTCCGTAGAACTGGGCCTTAGCATACGGCGTGTTATACACGATTGTGCGCTTATTGCCATCAGTATGAACGGTATTAGCCAAGTGAGCGTGCATTTTGCCACTGTAGGGCACGAACGGGTCCATGTCCGCCATCATTTGATTGGCTAAGTCCTCGGTTGCTTTACTAAAAGCATCATCATTGAACATTTTTTCAAGGCTATTGCCTATAATCCTTACATTAACCCTCATTACAACACCTCCAGTTCATACGAGTACACCTCATTACTGTAAGGCTCCCGATTATCGACAATATTGGTAATTGTGTAATCTCTACCTTCAAAAGTGAGGTGAGTACCTATCCAATCCGGCGTAATCTTCGGCAATGGCTCCGTGATTTGAGCAAACAAAAAGACAATCGCATTTGCTGTGATTGTCCGACTATTGTTTGAACCTGAATAGATTGTTTGAGGCTGTACCAGTACGTGATTTACTGGCATATCAGTCTTCTTCTTTTTGCCGTAATCGTCCTCTTCGCCGCTTTCAACGTGCAGAACGATAGATTGATTACACATTTTTTTAGGAATGCGTGGCAACATACCAATCACTCCCTCGTCCACGATATAGTAAGCCATAATGCGCAAGCAAACGGTAAGCTTCTTTGCAGACGCCGTGAATCATCCCATCACTAACAACATGATTACTTGGCTGTAATGATAGCCGGCCAATAGAAATGCTATTAAAATCATCCCCGTTAGCATATGAAGCAGTAATTCCTGTCTGATTAATAAAATCAATCTGCTCACAGATAGCCGACTTATAAGCGTCTACTCGCTTAGCGTTAGGGTCTTTGCTAATATCATGATCTTGATAAAAGTAATCAATTACGCCATCGATTGCCCGCTGCGCTTGATGTTCAATTTTCTCAAAGCCGTCAGCGCTACTCAAATCACTAAAACCTAGGTCAGTGTACTCAGCATATGTTAAATGTTGTTCATAAGGCATTAGTTACCACCACCATTCGCTAAACCGAGCAATTCAGGCTTATTCATTGTTGTAGTGTAACTAATGTTATGAGCATCTAAGTATGCCTTAATCTGATCTACGGTTTGCGCGTCAGTTGGCCTCACGTTACCGTTAGGGTCAAATTCCCCGCTCTGATTAGTTTGCGGGGTTACGCTTTTGGGGAAGCTGCTACATAAATAGCCTTCTTAGCATTGTCAAATACCAACATATCGTAATATGACACACCCTTAATAGTGTACCGGTAACCATTGCGATCAGTAGCTGGCGGTAATACGTCAACAGTGTTGTACTTAACAATCGGTGCTACTGCATAAAGTGGTACCGCCATAAAGTTAACATTATCTGCAATAGTTAATCCTTGAATACGTGACTTGGCAACTTGAATAATCGGTGTACCACCATCAAGCTGACCAACACGACGATCAATGCCGTTAACTTGTTGAGTGTTGACGGAGAAGCTCTTGTTAACTCCGTCAGCATTCTTCAAAGCACGGTAATAGCCTGTTGATGCAAAAATTACATAACCGCCAGGAATTTCGCTGTTGGTCATATATTCTTCTAAATCATCATAGGCATCTAATGCGTTCTTCTTATCGATTGTATCGGTAACAAGCTTACCGCCATTCTTAGCAGTGTCATAAAGTGTTTGAGCGGCAAACTTATCACGATGAGGAACTGTAATCCGTTGATTATGCAAACGGATTGCATTTGCTACTTGATAAGCACCGTTTTCGCTCATATCCAATTGTTCAAGGTCATAGCCGATCCAATCTTCATGGGTAAGCTCAAAGCTTTCCTTTTCAACATTAATGTTGTGGTGGGCATTGTCCCCGTTACGCTTATATTGTTCTGCATCCACAAAGCCTGACATCTTGTTAACGCGAACCGTCTTTACTCCTGCAAAGTCAGCAGCAGTAATTGACTTTGCACCACCAGTTAATGGTTGCCAGATTTGAGAGTCCGCCCAGAATTCTTCATCAATTCGTTGTAAATCTTGTTGATCTAATGCGATCATTTAACTTCATCCTTTCCCTATTCATTAGAATTAGCAAACCGTTCAGCAATATGAGAAACAATGCTATCGCTAGTGCTCTTATTATTTCCATCTTGGAAGTCATTTTTAATTTCAACACGTGGCGTTTTGTTCTCTTCACCAAACAGAAAGCCGTTATCCTGCTTAATATTGTCGAGTTGTTCACTCAATCCGTTTAAGGTTCCATCATCATTAACAGATACCTTTTCCGTGTCGATTAATGGGAGCACAGTCTTAATATTCTTAGCCTTTGCATCACGTAAAGCACCTTCAATTTTGAAGCTCTTATTTTGCTTTGCTAATTGATCTTGGTAGTTCTGCTTAGCCGTTTTATTTTCATCCTGTAACTGCTTGATTTGGCTTTGAAGCTCTTCGTTATCCTTAGCCGACTTTTTCAATGTGGTTAATTGCTCATCACGATCATCAATTTGCTTTTGCAAACCGTCACGTTCACTAGTTAAACCATTGATTTTATCGTTTAAGGCATTAACATCTTTGCCATTCTGAGCCATTACAAAATTAATTTGCTCTTCACTAAGGCCATGTTCCTTTAATTCTTCACGCTTCATTGCGATCGCTCCTTTACGTTAATTGTTGACGCAGATACGAACTGCGAGAATTGATTGCATAACAAAAAGACAGTTTTACGACGTGTCCGGGTCGAATATTATTTTCTAATTTGTTCCCTATCGTAATCACGAACTAGAATTTGCTTCCCTTTATCCTCATTAGTTGATTTAATAAACTGCCGTAATTTTGCCTGTCGTGCCCGTATGAGCGTTTTAGCATGGCTTACCTGTTCTTCATCGTCTAATCGTTTAGCGGCTTCTAAGCGCCGTTTTGCATCCCGTATGGAACGTTCACGTGCTCTTTGCTGTTGCACAAGTTTCCCGTTAGCGATTGCTTCTTTTGGGTCATACTGTGGCTGGTGATTAGTATTAGTACCCGGTCGAAAAGGAAACAGAATGTGTGAGCAGTTAATCCCTTGCGTTCCCGCTGGCGTACCATAGCCGTGATTATAGATACTATCGTATTTGTTGTTATAATCGGGGCTTTCAGGTGGCACGATATTAACAACGTGACCTTGAATCCAAGCACAAGCAGGACGGCTGTTAGGGTGACTGCTCATTAATGCTAGATGCAAGTCATAATCTTTCATCCGTTGTAATCGCAAGGCATTATATGTCCGATTGACAGTCGTATTGACTACCATCTTCGTATAACCATCAATTGACCAACGATGACCGCCCTTGTCAACAAGCCTTGTCGGCAAGCCGCGATCAACAGCATGGTAAATAGCTTGTTTAACTGCCTTATCGTGTGTCACTGTACCCGACAGTGTCAATAACGTGGATTCAGTTAGTATCTTTCTGTATGCATTTGTAACGGCTGATGAGCCATAATTGCGGGTAATCAATGATTCATTCACATTGTTGCTTAAATCCGTCCACGTTTGATCAATCACCGCATTTAACACGTTAGTCGTCTCTTGTGATACCGGCTTCTGTTCACCTGTAAAGTCCTCTAATTGATCATTGACCTCATCAAGTATTTTCAAACCGTGAAACTTAATTAAATCCGTCACTGCCTGTTCACTAATACCGTCAGCATGAGCAACAAGCTTTATAGTCTGGCGATTTAACAAACCTAATTTCTGCAATTGCTTAGCTTGCCATGTTAACACGTCATCTTTGCTAACATGCTTATAGTCGCCATTCTTCAAAGTATCAATAATCACATTAAAGATTTGACTTTGCAGCTGCGAGTACAGGTCAATTAGCTTTTGACCGGCTTGTGCAAAATTATCACGTGCATTCATGGCTATTCAGCTCCTACATCCTCATCATCAGGGCTATATGTCTCTTCTTGAGCATTCGTACTATATTCCGGCTGTTCTTGTAGCGATTCTTGGACCCATTGTGAAGCCTCCTCATCACTCAATCCAAAGTTACGGATAAGATACTGCTTTTTAGGCATAATACCAGCAGCAACAAGCGCTAATTCATCGGACTTCTGCTTGTCTTTGTCGACAAACACGCCATCATCAAAATGCACGGATAAATTAAGCTCCTTGTCAGCGTCAAACTGGCAACGAGCTTTTTTATCACTGAAAAATTCTGGCGTACTTGCTACTTCGAGGATTGCAGTAACTAATTGATTGAGGAATAGTTCTACTTGTGTTGTGTAGCTCGATCTTGTTTGATAAGTAGTTGAGTTTTCGCTAACAACCTCTGTTGCCGTCTTAACACTTTGCCCGTCAAAAGAGAATGTACCAGCTGAAAAGCCGGTTTGCTCTTCAAATTCACGTAAGAAGTAGTCAATCGCTTCTTTGTATGATGACGTTCTGATGTCGCTTGTTAAATCCGTGATGTTCATATTATCAGCATCACCATAGAACTGCTCATATACGTCCATATTAGGATCGAACATCAACGGGTGTGTTTCATCATCGTTAGCAGTTGAGCCAAACTTATTACCGGGTCTAAGCATTTCAGCAGGTACAGCAATCCGACGCTTACCCATTCTGATTTCATGCACAAATTCGTCATGAGTTCGATTGATTGCATCAATAACATTTTTTGAATTATCAACAATTCCCATCCCCAACGGACTATCAAGGTCTCTATTATTTGCTCCAGGCGTTCTAAAGTACGCAAAAAGTGGCTTTTTGATTACACCGTTAAACTGAATTCTCTTTTGCATTCCCGGATAGATACGATCAAGCGATACTTGGTCTCCAACGACATCATTTTCAGTTGAGCGATAAAGCTCGTTCGTGATGATGTACGTATCTGGTCCATTCCATTGATGGAATTCTAGCAATGTATAATAAACGTTCTGCTTATTCTCTACTCGAGTAGAACGAGATGCAAAGACACACTCGCTAATATTATCAGTGTTTGTACGTAACGGATAAAATTGAGTAGCGTTAGCCCAAGCAATACGGATATTATCTTGATCGTCAACATAAGGCCGTGCTGCTAATCCACCTAGTGCAATTCCCGTCTCTAAATGTTGCTCAAACTGCAAATTGAAATGATTAGCGTCGATAATATTAGCAAGTAATTTATTCAGTTTAGTGTCTTCAAGTGACAACTCACACTGTTCGTTAAAAATGATTGACGCTAAACGCTTTGAAGCAAGTTTTGTGACGTTTAGTGTACTCATCTTACGTTGCCGCCTATTACCGTAACTATTGCGGTAATGAACTAGCGGCAAATCATCACGATAATACTTCTTAGCAAGCTGAATACGATCATATTCTGATTGGTCAATCGCTACCCTATCATCATCAGTAATTAAATTAAGGCTCTTTACCATACCGAGCTTAACGCCTCCCTTCGTAAATAGATTGCGCAATGCAGATAATATACTCACATCATCACTTCCTTACCACTTCAAGCCAAAGTCACGCTCATTGTCCCGCACAACATACTGAAACATATCGCACGTATGGTCATCCTCTTTAATGACTTTAGGATCATCGCTCTGTAACGTATTCTCGTCCCACTGATATTTGCGATGTTCAGCAATGAAAATGTCATTTTCTGGACGTTTTAGATAATAAAAGCGGCCTTGCGCTAATAAATCCTGCACCCGGTCGATCATATCTACTTTTTTCAGCTTATTTACCTTGTGCCAGTGAATACCGTAGTCATTGTAGAACTGATTATCTAACGCCCCTTCTGCTGAATCAATAGTCATACGCGTAGGCTGTTTCCCTATCCATTCAGTAACTTTATCAATAAATGACTTCAAGTCCTTAGACAGCTCGCTAGGTGGCTTCTTATGTGACTTGCCTTGTGGACTGTAATAATACGTATCTAAAAGGATGACATTACCCTTTTTAGTCAATCCATAAGCGCCACAAGTCGTTGCTGAAACCTCATGACCTGTATCGACTGAATAATAGACGTTAGTGATGTAATCATCTGTGGGTAATTTATCAATAGCTTGGAAGTTATCCATGTTATAGATATTAGTTCCAAGCCCTATAACTTCCCCAAGATACATCCAACGGTAATAGTCATAATTGTTTTGCTTAACGGTGTTGATCTCATCAATGTAATCTTGTGACAAGATGTTGGGAAGTGTAACGTCCTCATAAGTTGAATGATCAACGTACCAGTTCGACATCCCCTCTCGTTGTGTAACCCACTCATTAATCCATTCGTAGGGATTTTTAGGCGGATTGTAACTGTAATACGTTACAACATGAGCGCCTGGTGGTAGTTGCTTACGGGTAAATGATGCACGGACAGTATCAACTTCTTGCCAGGAGTCAAATTCCGCTAATTCTTCAAACCATAAATAGCGAACATATCCCTTAGCAACCATCATTGACTTTAATTTCTGCGGATCATCAACCCCACTGAAATAAAAAGCTGTTCCATTGCGTTTATCAATAATCCGATACGGTGATTTTTTAAATTCAAACAGGCTATCCACATGCAGCATGTAAATAGCCCATTTGATTTGTTCATAAACAGATAATTCAATAGTATTAGCAACTTTACGCATGATTAATACATTAGCTTGCGGGTCCTGCAAGAAGTCCATTACTAATTGAAGGCTAATAACTGATGACTTGGTAGAACCACGACCACCTTTTAAAACTTTATTTAGACAACGAGAGAATAACACCCGATCAAAATGAGGGCATATCATATTATCAGTGTTAATCGTGATTTGCTTTCTCATTTTCTATACTCCTATCATTTCTAATTATATTGATTGTTAAGTCATCGGCTACATCCTTAGATAATTGTTGAGCTTTCTGCTCTGCAATATCTGCCTCAGCGTTAGCCTTGCGAATCTTGGCTTTGTCTAGTTCTGGCGTGCTATTATCTGACAACAGATTGGCGTGTTTCATGACCGTTTGAATAGCTTGCAGCCGAACCATTTCCGACTTTCCATCGGTAATTAGGTTGGATAACTCACTGATTGCGTCCGGTAACAGATTATTCAAAGCGTAGATGGAATATTCCGTACGTGCTTGCTGAAACTGTGGCATTGATTTCCAATTCTCAACCGTATTGATATGGCAATGTACCTCTTGTGATACTTCTTTTAGGGTCTTACCCTCAAACAGCCGTATTACCGCTAACTTTCGTTGCCAGGTTAGCTTATCAAAAGCCGTATTTTTACCAAGTTTTACTAATTTACTCATGGCATATCACCACACCACCTTTCTACTAGAATTTACTATTTATTTTTGTGTACTTTAAAAGCCGGCAAGCGTTGACCTGTCGGCTTTTTATTTGCTAATTGTTTCCTCGTTCGTTCAGCATGTGCCATCATGTATACTTCTGATCCACAGCTTACGCCCCAGTTCTTATAGTTTCGCATTATGCATACCACCTAGAGAAAGTTAATTCATCAGTTTTTAACGCTTCTTTTGCCATCTGTGCTACATCAGGGTTCCCTTTTACAGCTTCTAATAAAATTGCATGGTGAAGATTATCTTCGTCTTCATGCCCGACTTCCGGGTCACTATAGCCCTCTTCTTTAATCAATTTAACAAATTCTTTAACGCCCTTTACAGTTTGCACATGCAAGTAATTATCTTTATCAAAGTAGTAATCTTTTCCATTCATTTAATTCACCTCAAATAAAAATAAATGATACCAACTATTTCAATCAAAACTAAAAGCACTACAACAGTAATTACCTTATTTTTACCATCATGTAAATTATGGTTTAGGTAATCCTTGTAGTGCTCTTTAGAGATTTTGATGTACTTTCCACTAATCGGGTTAAGTGTTCCCTTGCTGGTATCTGCAATAAATGATCCGTTTATCGATCTTGGTATCACTTCATAATGGTATCTTTCCATTCCGTTCAAATAATAATATGCACCGATTAAACCAATACTATGATTAACTAATTTACTTGCATCAATATCACGGTAAAACGAATCTAAGTTAAACTTAGCAGCATTGTACTTGTGACCAAAAATAATTAAATATTTTGAAATGTTTTCATCAGTTCCAGCATAATCCCACGTCCAATATGTTCTAGTCGTGGCTCGTCCTTTACTATCGGTCGTTGTTTCAGTATGCATTGTATATCTTTCAAGAGTTCTCTTTACAGCAAGAAAGCGTCGTTTAGTAGTAAATTCACGGAATTTAGCTGGTTCATTACCGGTAAGCTTTGCATAGCTAATAACTCTACCTTGCTGGCTCTTTACTATATAGTTAAAGTGATCTTTATCAGTTGTTTTTAATGCTGTACGGTAAATACTAACATGCTGTCGCTCATGATTAGCCATGCTAACTCCAACAATAATATCCACCAAAGTAGCAATCGTAATTAAACCAATCAAAGAAAGCCACTTATTACGTGTCCTCATATAATCGCCTACTTAAATAGATTAGTTGCCTTAGCGTTGTCAACGTTATAATTCAACGGCTCATACGTTTTAGTACTATTTCCCATTATGTTAAGGATTTGATGATTAGGGAAACGGCGTACATAAATGTTGTAACTTTGCACCTCGTTATTATAGTTTTCACGATAATTAGCTAAGCGATTTTCAGTAATGCTGAATTCCAACATAGCTTGTTTATAGTTGCTTTGTGATTTCAATTGTGGGTAACGTTCAACCACAGCATTAAGTGACTGGCTTGCTTGATTAATCTTTCCTTGATTAGCCTTTGAGCGAGCATCTGTGATCTTTTCTTGTGTTGAGCTTTCGTACTTGTTATAGCTTTGAACGGCATCAACCATATTTTTAAAAAGATCAACACGGCGTTCTTCTTCTTTTGATATATTCGCTTTAGCCGTCTGCACTTCCTGTTGTCGTTTGATTTGGCCATTGCTAATAGATACAGCAATTGAGAAAAAGATAATCAATACAGCAAACGTTGAGCTAATCCATATAATAATTTTCGATTTTTTATCCATTTTAATCCTCCAAACAAAAAAGCACCCATTGCTGAGTGCTTGTATCAAGGCTATGGAAGAAACACGAGCAAGTAGTGCTTTCTCCTTTCATATAAATTCAAAAGTAGGTGTGCCTTGAATGCTGATGGACGGAATCGAACCGCCTTCTCCACGCTGAAACGGAAACAACTGTGGTGCTTTACCATTAAGCGACATCAGCATAATACAGAAATGCTTGCATCCACTAATCGTTTTTGAATTTTGTTACTTTTTGCATCTCTGTATTACTATCACGGCGTGTGACAAAAAAATACTATGCAATTACGAAAGAGGAGCGTTCATCTCCTATCATAGTTAAGTTTGCCGTGATAAAGCTGAGAGGTGGATTCAAACCACGCTTTTGCCACACGAGATCGGTTGTGTGCCCATCTTGGACCTCAGCGTAAAAGACTGACACTTAAATGGTATTGAGAAAATTATTGCATTTTAACGTCGCATGAACACTCCATCTTGTAAATCGTTATTTTGATATATAGAAGGCAAGTGCCAGTCTTAAACATAAATCATGATTTACTGGGAATATTGCTGTTTCCATAAGCAACTTCCCTACGTGGATTATGGAGCTTGCATCCATCAGTCGGCTTTACCCGATCCACACGACTTTTAACAAGCCAAGTTGCGGTACACGTGTGAGAGTATACGTACCGATGTAAGTAGTTAAAGGCTTGCTTAGGCACATATTTAAACGGAGCGTGCAAAGTTTTATTAACTAACTTTGCGACGATAACATAATATAACGTTATATCTCCCGTTGTATTCCCGTTTTTGTCCTCTTTTCATCCCCTTTTTGTCCCGTTTTCTTCCTGTTTTTTGCTCGCAAGTCAGGAATAATATCAGAATCAACATTAAGACGTTCACATACCGCTTCTAAACAATCCGCAAATTCTAAGCAAGCATAATCATCAGCTCGATAGTAAGTAGAATTGCCGAATTTATTAATCCTCTCTTTAATTACTGAAAGAGATAAACCTTGAATATATCTATACTTGATAATTTGTTGGCTAGGGTGTCGGTAACTACTGCTGCATCCTGCAATCGCATAGTCAACCGCTCGTTTTGCCAACGTGTATTCAGCATATTCGATCATGCTTTTTTCTGAACCATTGCCACGTCTTGATCCTCGAATACCTGTAATATCATTCTGTGGCGATTTAATACCCCAATCACCCGATCTACGTCTAATAGTTGGGTATTTATCTTCGTCTAAAAAGAAATTCTGTACGTTCGCAATCGTTGCTTTCTTATTATCCCCTTTTAATAGTTCCACTATTTGCACGCTCCCCTTGTGATATAATGAATGTGTTTTAAATGAATATCTAAGGAGGCGTTCTCATAGCAGGGGCGTCTTTTTTTACGCTTTTTAACGCAATTGCACGCAATTTAACTCTTTTAAATGCTATCCAAAGAAAGAAAAGACAGCATACCAAATGCTAAATACCATATATAGCACTCCACCTAGACCTAACAATGCAATGCCAGCAACTATAAGCCCGATAAATCCAATTACTGTATATCCAGCAAAACTACGAATTACTCTTCCCATCTTTTTCCTCCCGCTTTAATTTATTTTCTTCTCGCCGTTGACGTTTCTTGCGCCGGCGGTTTTTGCTTTTACTTTTCGATTTCGCCATGCTTGATCACCTTTCTTGGTAACAACGCAGCTCGTGGATGAGCCATCACATATTTCTGCGCATCATCTAATTGCTCAAAGACTTTGATAACCTCTAAAACACCGTAATCATCTACTAGTTGATCTTTAACAACGTAAACTGTGCCAAAATCACTTTGGCGTTTGAACTCACCATTAGTGATTGCTTTAATTGCTGATACTTGTGCTTCATTAAACAGCATTCGGCTAGTAGCTTTAATCCCACTCCCTGACTCAGAGTAGACAACTTCACCATCATATCTAATCATTCGTTTAAATCCCTCACTTCAATTTCAATTCTTGAATAGTTGCTGTCTTTTTATATTTGTGTAGCATTATTCTTCCTCCGTACCAATGTCATATTCATTTGCAATATCATTAACCATTTGACGTTGTGAATCATTTTCTACAATCACCCTAAGTAGTAGCGCCATTGCAACAGCGCATTGAATTCCGTTATATTTTTCGCCGGCTTTTTGAAAGTCCTTAATAACCTTATTAATAGTTTTTGGCTCTAATCCAGAATCTTTTATCATTTCTCCAAGTGTCATTATTCTTCCTCCTCGTTCAATGGTCGCTTGCAAAATGAGCAATTCTTCTGCTTTTCAGTTAGTTTCATTTCATTACCTCCTATGAGGCCCAAACAATCACTAGCAATAAAATAGAAAGTCCAACAGTCTCAATTAGTAGTCCTATTGGATTATTAAAAATTATCAAAAGAGTTAAACCAACTATTGATGCCATAAAGAAGAAAGTTAACGTTAATTTTACTAATAATTCCCGCTTACTCATTTTTTATAAACACGCTCCATTTCGTTTTACTTTTCAGTTAATTTCATTAGCTTTATCCTCCTTCAATTTATAGTTACCGTATAAAACTGCCTGCATAATCATTAGTGGTCCCCACATATAATGCATATCTAACCAATGCTTAAACTCCTTTGACGGTTCAAACATTTCTTCCTCACCAATTGGGTTAGCGTCATAGTCTCCTTTATCACATTCACCCATGATTAGTTGAAATACACCATACATAGTCCAACCTAAATCAGCAGCTTCTTCTGAATTAAATGCTTCTAATCGTTCGTAGACGCATTTATCAAACTCAATCAATGGAGGAACAATCTTATCCTTTTCAATTTTGAAACCGTAAACGATCTTAAAATCATTAACATTGTTCTCAATCATTTCATGGGACTCTTCTTGGCTGTACGTTTTAATTTCACTCATTTTTTATAAACACACTCCATTTTGTTTTTGACCGCATATCGCCTAGTATTGGTTGCTGACCAAATGCTTCAAAAACTTTCTTAATCGGAATTTGATCTTCATTCCACTTAAAAATCATTGTGCCCGTTGGCTTCAATACCCGCATGATCTCTTGAAAAGCCTTATGGAATTCGTTTGGCCACCCCATTAGATCAATGGTTCCGTACTTCTTGGCGAGCCAACTTGTTTTACCAGCTCGGACCAAGTGTGGTGGATCAAATACAACTAAATCAAAAGTTTCATCATCAAACGGAATATTCTTCCAATCCGCTTGAATATCTGGATTAACTTCAATCTTGCGTTCCTTACCACGATCCATAGCCGTATACACAGCCTTACGAATATCCATGTAGGTTGTATGCGGTTCTTGCTTGTCGTACCAGAACATACGAGAGCCACAGCACACATCAAGAATTTTCATTTACATACTTCTCCAATCGAGGTGCTAACCATTCATATGCTTCAAGCGGTGAGTCAAAGCTGGCATTTAATTCCTCAATCCAGTCTTCTGATTTAGGTGAATAAACATACGTTGTCCACGTCATTAAGGGAATATCACCAAATCTATTAATGCTCTGATCGGGAATTGGCAACCCTGTTTCCTTATCAATGCTCCACGTTCCATTGCCTTCTTGATCAATACTTTCTAGTTCAATTTTCCAGCCCTTTTTGACTAAGTTATGAAAAAGATCAAATTGTACTTCTAATGGTTTGTTTGCCCAACTAAATTCCATCATTCCCACCTCTTAGGCTTTCTAGCTTCCCTATGCCACCATTGTGACCATTCGTAACTGGTGTGATCGTGCCAAGCCATCATATGCTTAGCCTTAGCAATCTGTCGCTTACGAATTCGTTTGATCGGACTAATTCGCTTGCGTTTGAGGAAAGCTGCATAAAGATCTTTACGTTGTTTGGGTGTCATTATCATAATTGCTTCAATCTTCATGCTGTTACCTCCATATCGATCTTGCGGTAGTTCTCCATAAACTTATTAGCCACATCAAGCGCATCTACAGCAACTCTTGCGAAACCAATATCATTGCTAAGTGACAAATCAAGAAAGCAATCATAGCAAACCCAGATAGTTATTGAGTTCATTTCATCAATTTCAAAACGAATGCGTTGCTTTTTTGTTAAATCACTATAATCAGCTTTTAGCCCTAATTTCTTCATGTCTCGCCCTAATTGAGCGATTAATTTACGCTGCTCAAAATTAAACATCTGCATTCACCTCCGCTAAAGTTTCAATAATTTTTTGAATTTTAGCCAAAGAAGAAAATTCACTCATTTTCAATTGATTTGTTTTTGTTGAAAATGAAAGTTTAGGCGTGTTCATCATTCCCGATGTTCCAACTTCAATTGTTAAATCATCGTCAAAATACCTTAAATTAATCTGGTCTTTCGGAAATAATTTTTGTAGCTTAGTAACTGTTTCATTAATGTTTGAGTTCATCGTGTACCTCTACCTCCTCTTCGCTTGGTAATTCAAGTACATAAGTGATATCTGCTACTTTAATCAGTGCTTCATCACCATAATTTAGATAAATAAAATCATTGTTGATGGCATCACAAATCGCATTCATAAAGCCATCTAAGGTCGCCTGCTTGCCGTCTGTACGTTCAAGAGTTAATACACTGCCGTTACTTAATCCAACTTCAAACTTTTTCATCGTGTACCTCCACAATTTTTGATTTGATTATTAAATCCATATATTCGTAATAGTTTCTAGCATATGCCTCTCGCTCTTTGCGTAGCTTTCGACTTTTAACTATGAAATAAATTAAAAATGCAATTACTACTAAGAAGTAACAAGCAATCGTGCTTAGAACAAATTTGTGTTCAGCTGGCACATACCATTCAGCAATAATAATTACGAAATTCGTATAACCAATAGTACTTCTAGCCGCATCGTACTTAGCTATTTTTCTTTCGCATTCCCGCCATTTATCTTGGTTGTAAAATAACTGATCTAATAACGTTTGCTTCATGAACTACCAACCAATTGTGTCTCTTATGTCGTAATCCAATGAACTATGAACATCGTAATAATCGTGCATTGGATTGCCAGTCTTCGCATATCGTTTAATATTCCCATGCTTATCATGTCTTATATGTTTATCAAATAAACTATTAGGTACGCCCAGCACTTTCATTTTGAAATCGTTCTTACGAGGAACGACCACTTCGACTGGTATTCGGTGTTTGCTCTGAAACCAGCTGAACGTTTTCTTAGCATCACGATCAATGTCATAAGAGCTAAGTGAACCTTTAACATCATAGACATGAGTTATTTCGCCGTTCTTATTACGTATAACAAAGTCTGGTGTATAAGTAACGGCTTTGCCCATTACACCACCTAAAGCATATTTTTCGGTTAAATAGAAACGCTCATGGTGTTTGAAATGATAATCATTTCCACGAATAAATCGGTGATAGAAATTTATCTCAACTTGACTATCAAAGGTAATTCCATCTTCAACATATTTCTTAGCGTTACGCTTCATCGGTTATGAACCCCTATCGCATAGCCACAGGCGAAAATGCCTAATAACAAGATGAGTTTAAGCACTCTCAACACCCGCCTTAATCTTCATGGCTTCATACGAGCCTTTAGCTGCGTCGTAATCGTCTTCCATGCCAAGTTGGCACATAATACTGCGCACTGCGTCTAGACGTCCGTTGCGGTAATCCTCACTAAAACTATGATCTTTGAAATAGCCTAGTAAACGGTGCCTCAGTTCTTCTTTATCATTCTCACTTAGCACTGTGCCTCGAAAAACTAATGGCGTATGTGCATACTTGCTAATGAGTTCAATCAGAGGCCAAAAGCCTTTACTTTCTAGATCGTCTGCATCTAGGTCTTCTCGTTCGTATAATTCTGATAAGCTTTCGATGTTAACAGGAATCATCATCTGCCACATCGGCTTACGTTCTTCTTCGTCTCGTGCGTCTTGCCATGTGCGATAAACATAAACATACTTACCACGTTTAACGGCAAACGGCCCCATTTCATCGCCACGATCAATCTCTTTGCTATGATTAATCGTGTAAACCAGCTCATCGGTGGTTATATAACTATTTGCATTCATGCTGTCTTTGCCTCCTCATAATTCCAAGTGGCGCAGGTTTTATCTCGCATTAAACGGCACTCGTGGCACCATTCTTTAGCCTGTTGTTTCTTCTTATCTCCAACGGGCTTTCTGAGCAGCCATTTAAATTGTTCTTTATTCCAAGGAACTTCATACTCGCAATTATGCTCATCAAGCATTTGCAGATAATAAACTGCTATTTGTAGCTTAGTTTTGATAAAACGCAGGTTAGCGGCTTCTTGTGTTACACCGTTATATTCACTATCAGTTATTTCTAATAGCTTCCGAGTAGAAGCCCATTTCTTTTTTACTTCTTCTTTAGTCATGTGGCATCGGATCCCCACTATCATCAATTCTTTCGTAGTGTTGTTTGTTAGACTGTTCTTCTTGTTGCTTCTTGAACCACTCTGGCAAACCTTCGTTAATTGGTTGGCGTTTACGGGAGCCGCTTTTTTGCTGATATTCACGGCTCATTTGTTGCTCGTGACGTTGATCAGACTCGATAGCAGCTTGTACGGTCTTAATTCCTTGCTTTCGATAGTCGCTGAGCTTCCTGTTAAGGTAGGGGTCTGCACCTCTCGCTGTTACATTGTGTCTCAAAGCAAACTCAACACAGTAATAAACAAGGTCATTACCAAATTCCTTACTCCACTCAGTTAAATCTTGTTGAGCAATCCCATTAGGAAATCCCCAATTATTTTGCCAAAGGGTAGTGATTTCCTGGAAGGAATGCTGTGCATCAGCTAACAGCTTATTAGTACTTGTATTATTAATACTTGTAATATTCTCCTTCGGGTTTTTATGGATAGGGTATTCGGATTTTTCTGAATACCCCTCTACCGTTTTTTCCGAAGGGGTATTCGGGTTTTCCCGAATAGGGTTACTAATTGGAAACAATCTGCGTTCTTTAATTTGTTTGCCATCTTTAACCATTACTACTTTTAGATATCCTCGTTGCTTTAGATGATTGATCCAATCAGAAATGGTTGATGAATTTTTATCATAAAGTTGAGCAAAGTATTTATTGGTTGCGTGGCAATATCCATTTCTATTACTGAGCGCTGTAATTTCGCTAAATAATAATTTTTCGTTTGCTTTCAGCTCTTTGTCATAGCGAACATTAGCAGTAAGGATTGAATAGTAACTTGGTTGCTCCATTGCTATACCTCGATTTCACTTGCGTGTACAAATCCACTTAGCATCTTCGTTTCACGGCAATAATCACATTTTCCGCAATGAGTAGGTTCTTCTTCTCCGGTCATCACTTTCCAAAAATGTGGTTGAAGCTCTTTTACTTTTTCCATATCGGCTTGCATCTGGTAATCATCATCAACGCCGTTAAAATCAATTGCCATCTTATCTGGTGGTGTCTGCTTGCTGATTGCAAAGATAAATGGCTGACACTCTTTACCAAAGGTCTGCTTGATAAGTTCACGGTAGACCGCCATTTGCAGGTCATATTCTCGGTCTTGAATAAATGGCACATATCTATGTTCATCAGCATTCCAGTGCCCCTTGTGGATGTCGTCAACGGTCTTCAAATCACAGAAGTAGCCTTTATCAAGCACAAGACTGTCAATTTTTCCTTTCCATAGGTAGCCGTCAATCTTACCCGTTACGATTACTTCCTTGTCACCTGGAGCGTAGAAATAATTAAACATATCATCAGCTTGTAATGTCTGAATCATACTGTTAGCACCCTTAAATTCAGCCCTAAGGTGGCCGTTTGGGTTAGTTTTAGTAGGTCGGGTCATTAACTCTTTTTTGTTAGCTTCAATAAAGTCTTGATGGCTTTTTGCACTCTCAAAGTACGAGTGAACATAGTTACCAACAAGAAGTGGCACAGGGCTAGATACAGGTTGCCAATCCTCTTTGAGCTTAGCCAATGCGCGAGCTTCGCATTTTTCAAAGTCCTTGAATAGTGACACGCTCATGTATTGCCAATCGGTCTCATGAGAGTAGTAATTATCAGCTGTCAGCTTCATCGGCTGGCTTGATTGTTCCCTCGTTGAAGAGTTCTGTTTGTCCGTCTGCGACTTCTTCACTGGCTTCTTCCTTGTTTTCGTTGCTGTTGCCATTATTACTTACCCCCTTAGACTTTGCTTCTTGTGACTTGTTAAATCCATCAAGCAGTTCTTTCGTCGTTTGCTGATGTTCGTTATTTTCTGGTGTTACGTCTCGGCGCTCATCATCGTATTCGTTGCTTGTAGTATCGTTAATAGCACCAGTCAATAGGTCACTATCATCAGACGTGTTAATAAACATCTTAGCGGCACGATTAAGCACAGTACGCTTTGCCATTTCTTGACTAAAATTCTGTTGCACCTTGTTGTTCTTTTGACGTGTTTGTGACCACGACTGGTCAATTTCCTTTTTAGTCATGATAGTGTCAACATAGGTTCCGTCATTCTTGAATATCCGTGCAAAAGCATAGGCAATCTCTTTATCTTGATTTTCGATACTTGGTTGGAACTCTTTAACAACTGTTTGGAAGTTCTCATCAGAGCCAATCTCAAACTTATCGCCTTCATGCACAACTTGAGCTGTAATATTCTTGACACTATCTAGTCGTTTAAGAACGGCAACTGTACCAAAATAGGAGCACTGCATTTGAAGCTCGTTACCGTACACAATGAAGTAGCACTGCGTTTTAGCAGGACTTAAGCCTTGAATTACCATGTTAAGTAATGTGTTGGCAATTGACGGCTTCGTACAGACTTCTAGTGCTGGTCTCTTGTTACGATCTTTTACGCCTTGAAGCACGAGATAAGCAGATTTAAGAGCATTTTCGGCGCTGTACCCTTTAGGAAGCAAGAAGCCGTCCTTCTCTTTCATCTCATTAACTCGATCAAGTACATCATCAGTAATACTTTTCGGATTGACTGTTACCTTAGTTACTTGATTATTCATTACATCCACCCCATTTGCTCATTAAATAGTTCTGATAAAGTTTGTTGCGATTTGTAATAGCGAGTAAGTGCTTCAACATCACCTACGGGGGTTGCTTGCTTAACAAATACTGCGTTCATTAGATTATTTTGTAGAAGGATAAATCCTTCTGCTTTTTTCATTTTTTGATCAAACATGATAAAATAGACCTCGATAAATATTTTGATTTGTTATTTATTGCCATCGGATGTGTCGGATCCGGTGGCTTTTTTGTTTGGATTATCTGGATCACCGAGTGCCCCTAAGATTTGCCAAAATAAGACAAATCCAAAGACTAAGCATAGTCCCGATCCGTAAAACAATGATATTAACATTGCAGCAGTTAAGCCCGTGCAAATTAAAGCTGGTTCATTCATTCAATCACCTCCTTAATGTTTCTTCCGATACTTTGGTTTCAGCACATTCAGCTTTTCGCCTTCGATAACGTTGACGATTGCTCCAATTAAGAAGCAAGCCATAATTGCGAGCCAAGGAATTGCTAGTCCTAACATCAACTCACCTCCTTAGAACGTGCTTCGTAGATCATTTCAACGATTACATCGCTCAAATCTTTTGGTATTGTTTTCTTTGAAAGATCAGGAATAATGTTCCCGTCCTTGTCTACGTTGATTATCTCCATCTAATTACCTCCTAGGCCTCAATCACTGATGCACTTAAAAATTTGTTAATGAAGTATTGTTGGCCTTTACCAGTTACTTTCGTTGTAATGTTGACAGTTGTATGCCCGTCAGAATGATTAATTACTGTTTCTTTAGTCTTAAACAGTCCCAATTCCATTGAGCGTTGAGTAGGAACATTACGATTACTTCCTCTTGTTCCTAAGTAGCCATTCTTTCTCATCCAAGCAAATAGTCTATTTTGCCCAATGTTTACACCGTTTTGGCGAAGGATTTTGGCAAGCTGTCCAATTAGAATGCTTGAGTTGCTTGTAGAAACCGCATCCGCAAATAAAGCCTTAGGTTTCATCTGTTCGTTCTCTACTTGAAGTTGCTTACGTTGCTCTTGTTCCTTTTTCAACTGAGTAGCAAGATTGATAATCGTGTCTGGATTGAGGAGTGCCTTCTCAATCGTTTGTGGTGTCATATATGCACCGTGCTTACGGATTGCCGGAAGTACTTCGCTTGTTACCCAATGTTGAAACTTTCTAGCTATTTGATTATTAGCTTTAATAGCTAACTCGTAGAATTGTGGTTCGGTGATGTAATCGCCCTTCCCCAGTTGTGGGGAATTTAAATAGTCACGAACCCGTTCCCATCTGACATATAACTTGTCACTTTTAATTTGGCTAATTCCCATACCAATGGCAGACTGCTCAGCGTCAAAATAAACTTCGCCGTTCTTTTCGACTACGTTTAAGTTCTTACCTTGAAAGTTAAATAACTGTGGTTGCATTTGATTACCTCCTTAAATGTTAATTTTCCATTCCAGCATATATAGCAAACTTCTTTCGCCATGCATTAGATTTTTCACCATGCTGTTTTTCAGCAATAACAGAACTAACATACATCTTTGAAAGCCCAAATTTTTTAGCAATAGCCTGCTGTGTTGACGGTTGAAGTCCAGCTTTTTTATTTCGCGATAATTGAATTGTCATTCGTTCGCTATATGTGAGACCTGACATTTTTATCGCCTCCTTTAGTTAATTGTCGATATTTGTTGACAATAATTAGTTTTTAGACTATTCTTAATTTAAAAAAATAAACTTACAAATAAGTTTGTTTAATTTGAATGCTTTTAGTCTTTTGACTATCGTCAACTTTTGTAAGTATCCATCAATCAGCTTACAAGTAATACTATAATAGTCTTTTGACTAATTGTCAACTATAAAAATAGTCTTTTGACTATTTAATTTAAAAATAATATGAAAGGCTGTTGTGGTAATGGATTTAGCTCAAAGAATAAAACAATTAGCAAGTAAACGTGGGATTACCATCGCTGAATTAGAGCGCAAAGCTGGAATATCTAACGGTCAAATCTCTAAATGGAATGTTAGATCTCCCAAAACCGAGAATCTTGAGAAAGTAGCTAAATATCTCAATGTATCTTTAGACTATTTAACTGGCAACTCAGATAGCAAAAATACAGCTGATCTTGCGTCAAAAGATACTGTCTTTACGTTCGAAGGGAGGGAAATTCCGCCTGAGGATTTAGAATATATGAAACGTTTATTGCGTGGTGATGATAAATGATTTATGAACAAGTAGACGAAGCTTGTGACTATTTATTAGAAAAAGCTAAAGAATATCATATTGATGTTAAGTGGAAACATTTTTCTCCTACTACCCCACCAGGTAGCAGTTATGAATACAGACGTGTAGTAATGAATCTTGATTGGCATAGACCCGAAGAACTAATTTTTCAATTAGCACATGAGCTTGCCCACGTTATTCATGGTGACGTTGGAGATGTGGTCTTTTATCATGCAAGCTTTACTGGCAAGGAATCGATTGAATATAAAGCAAACGTTGGAGCAGTCGAATTATTGGTTCCGTTTTATTGTCAAGGAACTGAAATTCAATGTGTCAACAGTGCTAATTTCATGCAATCTTTTCATGTGCCTCACTACCTCGCGAGTGTCGTAGGTGAAAAGATCCGAGAATATTATAAAAATTAACCTACGTCCAAGCGTGATCGACGTTAAAAGCTATACGGGGGAGTAATTATGGAAACGCTAGAAGGAACATGGGGCTTACTGGGGATAATTATTGTTGCACTACTACTAATATTAGCTTTCTTTAAAAAAGTTTCTTGGAAAGCTTTTGGCATTACTGCTGCTGTATATGTTGTTGTCCTAATCGCACTTGGTGAAATCGTCTTAGCAAACCCGTCAATGCAGACACCAGAAAAGCGAATTTTTTCAATTATTGCAAATAAAGATGATAAAATTGACGGCGATTTAATGTTTGATACTGATGAAAACGGTAACTATACGCTAAAACTTAAAGGTACAGGAGATGGACAAGCGACTGTTAGTACTGACGAAGATAAAGTTATTAAGACTGTAGATATTCATAAAGGAAAGGTTTCAAAAGTAAAAATTCATATGCCAGCTAAAGAAGATGAATATGACCTTACTGTAACCGACAATGGCAATCATTCTAAAAGCTTTACATTGATGAATGATTCGGATGCCAACTTAGCAGAAAATACTGACGATGGAGACTCAGATGAAAGCAAATCATCATCTAAAAAGTATAGTAATGGCAAAGATGTTGCTAAAGCACTAAATGATGCGGCTGCTAATGATCCTCGCCTTAACGGTCTTCACGTAACTTATAAAGATTCGATCTTCTATGTCAACATTCCAACAGAAATTACACAAACAGACGACAATACACAAAAATCTGTATATAGAAATGTAGCTAGAACTCTTCACGGTTATCAAAAGTCTCCTACTGGTGTGATCTACTTTGAAGACGAAGAAGGCAACGTTGTAGCTACAACAAAAGTACTTAATAATAATGATGTTAAATTGAAATAATTTAGGCTTATTGTCAGATTTTACTTTTACCAGCAGTGGTTACACAGCCACCGTTGGAGACGATGGGAGTATTTCACACGATTAACAAAGTCAATAATTAGATAAGGGGATAATTATGGCAACAAGAAAAAATAGTATTACAGGGTATCCGATGTTTAAACAATCATCTATAGAACGAACTGAACAAGATTTAAAATACGCTAAAAAAGTTAATCAGTTTGATAAGCACCAAGCAATTCATCTTGCGGAGCAATCTATAAATAGCAATGGTGCTAGTTTTGAAATTCAAAGATATAGTGCATATGTTGCTGACTTAATAGGGATACAAGGTGAATTAGCTTACAAAAAAGGCGAATGGGACATTGCTGAGCAAAAACTATTATCAACACTTCCTTATAATCCAGCTAGCGCTAATCGATTGGCAATTATGTATCGCAAGGAAAAACGCTTTAAGGATGAAATTGAATTATTAACGCTGGCAATAAAAACGTGGCATGAATCTATTTTTAATGCTTATCATGGTACAACAGATGAATTTGAAAAACGTCTAGCTAAGGCTAAAAGCAATTTTGAAAAGTATAAAAATAAAGACATGTCACAAGGTTTTAAACCTCACTTCCTTCAATATGATAAAAAATTTATGCAAAAGTTATTAGATATACGTGACTCAAAGTGTTAAGACTTAAACCCGTCGAAATCGACGGGTTTAAAAAGACACTATAAAGAACATATGTACGAAAGGAGATATTATGAAAGTAGCATTATATGTAAGAGTTTCAACACTTGAGCAAGCAGAAGAAGGTTACTCAATTAATGAACAAAAAGATAAGCTTAAAAAGTATTGCGAAATCAAGGATTGGACGATTGTTAAAGAGTACGTAGATCCTGGTCGCTCTGGATCAAATATCAATCGCCCTAGCATGCAACAGCTTATCAAAGATGCAGATACAGGATTATACGATGCTGTGCTTGTCTATAAGCTGGACCGTTTGAGCCGTAGCCAAAAAGATACTCTCTATCTCATTGAAGATGTTTTTCAAAAGAATAACATTCACTTTATCAGCCTTTCAGAAAACTTTGATACATCAACCGCCTTTGGTAAAGCAATGATCGGAATACTAAGTGTGTTCGCTCAATTAGAACGTGAGCAAATTAAGGAACGAATGTCGATGGGAAGAGTTGGTCGTGCTAAGTCTGGTAAGATCATGGAATTCAATAATCCTGCATTTGGTTATGAAATTGATGGTGATAATTATAAAATAGATCCGTTAAGGGCTGAAATAGTGAAACGAATTTACAAGATGTATCTTAGCGGCACGTCAATTAATAAGATAAAAGAAACACTTAATTCAGAAGGACATATCGGGAATAAAAAGAACTGGTCTGATACTAGAATAAGGTATATTCTTAGCAATCCAACCTACCTTGGCAAAATAAGATATGATGGAAAAACATATGATGGTAAATTTTCTCCAATTATTGATGAGGAAACATTCAACAAGACACAGAATGAATTAAAAGAACGCCAAACGGCAACCTACAAACGGTTCAACATGAAACTTAGACCCTTCCAGTCAAAATACATGCTATCAGGATTGCTACGTTGTGGCTATTGTGGTGCTACTCTCTTCGTTAACTCTTACGTATATAACGGTAAACGCAAACTTCGTTATAACTGTCCTAGCACATACAAATCAAAGCAAAAGACAAGGACGTATAAAATAATGGATCCTAATTGTCCTTTCAAGCTCGTATATGCTAAGGACTTAGAACCTGCTGTGATAAATGAGATCAAGAATTTAGCGTTGAATCCTCAATCAATACAGAAACCAGTTAAGAAGACACCTGATATTGATGTGGAGGAAATCCAAAAAGAATTAGCGAAAGTCAGAAAGCAGCAGCAAAGATTGATTGACCTCTATGTTATTTCTGATGATGTCAATATTGATAATATCAGCAAGAAAAGTGCTGATTTAAAGCTTCAAGAAGAAACGCTAAAAAAACAACTCGCACCGCTTGAAGAGCCGGATAATGACGATAAAATTGTAGCTTTTAACGAAATATTAGCTCAAATAAAGGACATTGATAGTCTTGACTATGATAAACAGAAATTTATCGTAAAAAAGTTAATTAAAAAGATAGACGTATGGAACGACAATAAAATTAAGATCCACTGGAATATTTAA